TGGCCCTGTTCGTTGACGTAGTACACCGCTGCGTTACACAGCGGGCTGTCCTGAGAATCGCCGTTGGTGAGACGCTTTAGCTTGTAGTCTGTGGTATTGACGAACGCAGGGTCAGACAGTGTAACCGCCTTGGCTAATATCCCGTTCGTGTTCGTCCCCTGCAGGTTGCCGGACAGCATCGGCGCGGCAAATGACGCGGTGAAGTCGCCAACAATCACGTTGTCACGAATCTGCTCGTAATTGGTGGCGGATGAGTTGTAAAGATATACACTGCCGGCAAACGTGTTGCAGTTCAGCGCAAACGCGTTCTGCGATGCCGGTGCGGATGTGAAGAAAGCGTCACCCTCGAACAGCGTGCCAAAGTGAGTCTGCGCGTTGTTAGAAATATGCGCGCCCGGTTCTGTTACTCGGCAGGCGTTCAGGCTCAGCGCGGCAGTGGTGCCGGGTTGGTACATGTTGCAGTTATAGGCTGTGACGGTGCCGCTGTATTGCATGGCCTGTATGGTGAAGCCGGCGACGTTGGCGCTGATGGTGTTAACGAATGCGGTGGAGCGAGCGATTTTACCTGATAACCCAGACGCAACAAGCCTCCCGGTCAATACAGGCCAGCAAATTGAATAAACAGCATCGGCCCCAAAACTAGGGGCCACCGCCTGCGTCCATGTGTCGCCGTCGGTTGAAAAAGCTATTTTCCCAGCACCACCCCCCACAGCGACAAATCGGCTAATCTCGCCCACCCAAACAATCGAGTATATCGGGTCTGTCCCGAAACTCGGAGTGGCTGCCTGCGTCCACGTTGTGCCGTTTGATGAATAACCGATCTTGCCAGAATTGCCGACTGCGACGATTGAGCTGCCAGAAGCTGCGATACTTCTGATAGGGCTGTTGTCAAAAGAAGTGTTGCTTACTTCTGTAAACGCCCCAGAAGATAGCGTAAATATTTTCCCTTCGGTATTCACGGCAGCCGTGTTGTCATACCCCACCAGATAGGTGTCCCCATTAAATACGCATGATTCATATATCTGTCGGTTGCCTAGCCCTGATGCTCCTGAGACCCATGTCTCAGAATCACTGGATACAGCGTACCCGCCGTTTATGAACGCATACAAAATGCCGCTTTCAAATGTAATGCTATTGTACTCAAAACCCCCAAAAAGGCCTGAGCTTCTATTCACCCACGTATTCCCATCCTCAGAAGTTGCTATCTTTGATGCCCCCCCACAGGCGCAAAAAACATCAAGCTCCTCAATCCATTTTACATCGCATATATTATCAATCCCGAAGCTCGGCGTCGCAGCCTGAGTCCATGTGTCCGCATCAGCAGAGTAGGCAATCTTCCCTGAATCCCCGACCGCTACAAAAAGTTTTTTCTGTGGCGAATAACATATCCTGTTTATCCCTGTTAGCCCAAAGCTTGGCGTCGCTGATTGTGTCCATGTGTCAACCGGGGCGCTTGTACTGCTCGAAATCGTCCCGCTCAATCCGCGCTTCATTTCGGTGGGCTTCGTAATGTTCGTCGACAGTGCCGCGCCGTTATTGATAACGCGGATTTTCTTTGTAGACCCTGCTGCCGTGGCCGCGCTGGCATAGGTCATTTTTGCTAAAAGCTCTGTGCTGCCGCCATTGGAATCGTTGCCGGATGCTGTGTCAAGATAGACGATGTTGGAATCTGAATAGCCGGGGATGTGCTGCCGCGAGTTTCCTGTGTGAGCGCCGGGTTGGCTGTTGGTTGTCGGTGCGCCGACCTTGTACCGGCCAAATCTCAGGCGGATTTTATCTGCCAAATGTAAAAAACTCATGCGGCCATGCTCCTGCGGTAAAGGTCTTCAAGTTGGACCAATAATGCGCTATTCGCTGTATTCGTACCGGCAAGCGTTTTACCGATGATAGACAGCAGTTCTCGCGAGTCGCGCTGAATGGTCACAAGGTCTTCTATGCCCTTGACGGTGCGCTCTTGGATGCTCTTCTGGATGTCGGTTGCGAGCACCGCAGCGGCGATGGACTGCGGCAAGCCGGTGTTGGTCAATTGTGGATTGACTATCGCACCGAGAGACCGGGAAAACCCTCGGCTGATGTCGATAATTGAGCTATTGCGTCCGGGTGTTTCAGACAGGCGGTCGGCTGTGACTTTGGTATTTTTCTGAATTTCCTGCTGTGTCTGGAGTTGCTGTTCAATTACTGAAAGCAGGCTTTCCGCTGTGCCGGTGTCGCGGGTTATTTCAGATGCGAGCGCGCCTGCGTTTGAGATTACGCCGGGCAACACCGTATTAAAAAATTTAACATATGACCATCCGCCAAGATTTAGCCGGTTCGCCCAAGGTTTAGCGAACGCGTCAAAAAGTTGATCTGGTATTTTGCCTTTGTAGGATAGTAATTGTTGAGCAACTAAATCCTTCGCTTCAGCCCCGGGGGCTATACGCAGCTGCTCTAACAATTGCATAAATTGCGCTATTGCTACCGACTGCGCCGCGCGCTCACTTAAAAACTGAGTAATGGCTTCAGGCGTCGCGCCCGTACCGGCAAACAGAGCCCCGCCGCCGATGGTTCCGGCCTGCTCAGTCAGCACGCCCTGCATTAACGCCTGTCGCTGTGCTAAACGCTGCGACTCTATGGCGTTTCTGTCTCCGCCTGCTAAGGTAGCCTGCTGCGCCTGAATGTCTACAAGTCGAAGGTTGCGTGTCAGGTTCTCAAAAGGCAGTTTCGCCGCCGCTTCCTGCAAGGCGAGCATTGATTTTTGATAATTTGCCTGAAGTTCTAAAAGGGCTTTCGCCTCTTCGTCGCGCCGCTTTTGCTCTTCCGCCTCGCGCTGCCGTTCGGCATCCGATTTACCGAAAAGGTCGGTCAATGTCGATATAATACCGCCTGCCGCTGCGATGCCTTGGCCGATAACGCCGAACGATTCGAAACGCTCTGACAGCCCGCCGATGCCCTGAGCGATACCGCCGAAACCGCCTAACGCCTGCCCGATATTCTGCGCCCGCAAAGCTCCTGCGAAGCCGCTCGCGATGGCGTTTGCGCCCTGCATTGTGCGGGCGAATGACTCGGCGTATATTTTCGCGTTCTGCCGCGCGTAGGATTCCTGTGCTTCTTGCAGGTCTTCAGCTACCCGATTTTTCGCTTTTTCGTCTATGTTTGCGAGTTCATAAATGCGCTTGACTTGATCTTCGTATTCACGCTTCGCCGCTTCCTGCTGCGCCGTGACTGTATCTTCGTTGTATTCGGCAATTGCCCCGCGTAAATCAGCTTCGATTGCGCGGCGTGCGGAAAAGTATTTTGTGGACGCCTCTTCTCTTTTCGCGCCGTCACGTTCGATCCTTAAATAAGCGGTGTATTCGTCTTTGAGCTTTTTTAGTTGGTCGCGCGCCTCTATGAAACGGGCTTCCGGGCCGCGCTTGCCGAAAGACGCCGCAGTCGCGGGTTTTGCGCCCGGAACGGCCTCTGTCCTTGACGATAATGCTGCATCTATAATGGCTTTTTCTGCGGCTACCTTGCCGACTTCTTCATCATATCTTTCACGGCTAATTTTCCCGGTCGCTAGTGCTTTTGCACCTTTGGCAAATTCGCCCTCTAACTCTTTCGATTTTGCAGCCAGCTCGTCAGTTGTACGGTCACGTAAATCCTTATCAATGGATAGACGCTTTTCAGCTCTCTCCAAATTCGAGATCAATTCGATCTTTTTCTCTATGCTAAGATTTTCCGCCTGAAGGGCTTTTAATAGCGGTCCATATTCTGCTATGAGCTTTTTATTGATGTCGTTAAGCTTGGCCTTAGCTTCGGTTAGCTCTTTTGTCTTGCCGGTTGCATTTTGCAGAGCGCCGATTTGCTGGATTAATGCTTCTCGTTCGTTTAGCATCGAGCGGGACGCAGAATCCCCCCATTCTCTCCGCAGCTTTTGAACGATTACTACCGCCGCGCTTAATCCGGCAATAAATAGACCGATAGGCCCTAATGATGCGCTTATGGCTGTGCCGATGCTGCCGAAGATACCCGGCAATAGTGCCGCACCCTTGGCGAATGTAGCGATACCAGCGAAGGCGGCAGTACCAAACGCGGCCACGGCGACCGTGGTGCTGTCCAGCCCGGCGATCATGTCGGACACCCATGTCAGGATTTTCGCGCCCATGTTGTAGGCAGCAGCCATGGCCGGCTGTAGCTTCTGGCCAAATGTCTGCGCGAGAGTCGTGGCCGCACCTGCAAAGGCTACCTGTGATTGCCCGCCTGACTTCAGGAACTTGTCATAATCGCCTGTAAGCTTGCCGCCCTTCTCAATAACGGCGTTCATGAGCTGTTGCTTTTTGGTGGCGTCTGCGGTGACTGCTGCATATCCGCCAAGGCGTTTGACAACGGCCACGATGCTCGGATCCATGTTCTCGGCCAATTCAGCCGAGCCAGTCTGAAGGAATTTTACGAAGTCCTGAACACCCTGCCCAGCGTCGCCGACTATGTTATTGAACGCAGAGACCTTTTTCGCCGCTTCGAGAAACTCGAAAGACTTCTGCGCGTTGACGCCCTGCGCCGCTAGTACCTTCATCGACTGCGCCGCTTGGTCGATGTTCATTACACCGTCTTTTGCCAAGTCATTTACAGACTTGGAGAGGACGGCGAACGATTGCCCGGTGAGCTTGGCGGTAGCCTGCAGGCCAAGCATGGTTTTTTCGAGTCTGTTGGCCGCGTCAAAAGCCGTTTTCATGGCCCCGACGATCTGAGCGCCGGCGACCGCAGAAACTACCGCGCCGAACGCCTGAGAAAATTTAGACCCTGTTTTCTTGCCGGCTTCTGCGCCTAACTGCTCGCCCTTTTTGAACCCTGCTTCAAGGTCTTTAAGATCGGCACCAACGCGGAACCGGACGCCATCTATATCTATTCTTTCGGCCATTTGCTACCCCCGGCGAATTGTAGAAACGACATTCCCGCTTCTCTGCGGTAGATTTGTCCGGCATCACGGCCATACAGTACAGCAAAATGACCGCTGTACTTGCGCACGCGCGACAGGTAGCGCAGCCACGCCAACACCATGACGATGAACCAAATAGGCCCAACCACTACGGCGAAGAATACTGTCAGAACCTTTTTCAGCATGGCTGCAACATCCCCGCTGTGAACGTGCGTTTACTTCTGCCGTACCTGTCCAAGTCCTGTTTGATCTGCTTTACCTCTTTGTTCGTTGCCGTGACTTCCTGCGAAAGTTTCCGCATCTCGTCCAGAATCTCTTTAGAAAATTTTTCCGGCAAGTGCTGCGCCTTGATCATGTCAAGGTTTCGTTCCAAGTCACGCTTTACAATTGCGTAGACTGTCGGCTGTATTTCGTCAACCGACAATTCACTTGCCACGCGCTCCATGGTCATATTTAACCGCGCGCCGATCCATGCACAGACCTTGTCAAGTTTGGCCTTGGCGTCCTCGGCATCGCTTGCGCTGTGCTCGCTGTTGAACCCTGCCGCCTGCATTAGACGATTCACAAGGCCCACCTGCCAGAACCACGCCCGCCGGCCGGTCAAAGCTGACACTATGCGTTTGACATAATGCAGCTTCAACCAGCCCTTAACGGTCGAAGCATGGCGCGAAGCTTCGATACACGTGTACACGTCGGAGACGTGGACCTTATCGCGTAAAAAAACCCCTGCGCCGATGTACTTCATTAGTTGGTTGTTACCACAAGGTTCGGGCTTGCCTTGGTGTTCACTGTTGCGGTGACGTTAGACGAACCCGAAGACACGTGAGCGATACGGCCGATAGATGCAGTGCCAGAACCACCGAAAGTGGTGCCAACAGTCACGTCAGCAGTTGCGGAGCTTGCCCATGTTGCCCAGTTGGTAACCCGGACGATTGACACGGCTGTCTGAACGGTGATTACAGCATTGTCAAGGTGCGCCGCTGCTGTACTCCCCCAGATGCCACGCTGCACCGTCAGCGTATTTGTCCCAGTGTCGTTCGCAGTTACCCGCATATATTCCGAATCGATCAGAATATAGTCACCCGCGACAATTGTCCCACCGGCCAGCGTATCATACACGATTGCTGTATCGGTAGAGTTGATATCTGTCGCGTCGTCAATAGCGGCAGTAATAGTGCCGTTTGTAGAGTACGCCGCAAACGCCTGCAGGTCCTGAAGGTCTGACGGGTTGAGGGTAAGGGCTGTAAGATGCTTGCCGGGGACCTGTGCAGTCTTGCCGGTTGCAATCCAGACGCCTTTAGGTACCGCTTCCGCATCGTACCCGCGCGCGTCGCCGTATCCGCCGTATTGGTAGTCAACGGCCTTGTCAAGGTCTGGGTAAATTGTGAAGTTTACCACAAGCTCTTTAATGGTCGTCGCACCATAGGCAAACTCTGTACCGTCGAACTTGGCTTTTGCTTTCCAGAACAGCCAGTCAAGGGTGCGAGTTGTATCGTCCACGCCGTATTCATGCAGCCTAAGTTCAGCCGCAATGTTGAGCATATCAATCTTACGGTTCCCAAAACCCACGAACAGGTCACCAGACGCGGCAGTCTTTGCAAAGACCTGACCGCTCATGAGCGTACCGTAAATGAACGACGGCGAAACGTCCATCAGCGTAACCTGTACATTGATGGTGAATCCCTCTTGCCATTCTTTCACGACGCCCTGAAGCTGGTCGATAGTTACCGGCTGATAGTTACCAGAAACCTGCACGCGCAGTGTATCCGGCTTTACAGCGCCAAGATTGACGTCGTCAAAGATGAGTTCCATCCTTTGCTTGTCAATCGCGGCGATTTGAGCATTTGTTATTGCCATTTATTCTCCTATGGCAGCACGCGTGCGGCGTATTCAACCATCTGGTCACACATCCACACACTACCGCCGTGTTTTGTCGCAAACCCCTGAAAGCCCCCTACCGCGCGCCAGTGAGTAAACTCCACAGCGCCCAGCGTTTCTTTCCCCTCGATGTTGTGCAAAATCCGGCCGCCATCCCCGGCGATCGTAGTCCACCAGTCACTTAACCCCGAGACCGCCAGACTATCCGACTTCGCAAAACAGTACATCATAGCGAAACCCTGCATGATATTTGACCTGGTGGCCTGTGCAAGGTCCATGTCAGGGCGGGGGTTTACATCCACCAAAACCCTGACCAGTTTATTATTACGGATGCGGTTTTCTATGTCTGCGCCGCTGGGCAGGCCATCAGGCCCGAAACCACGCGACACCATCACGTCAAGTGTGGCATCTTCTGCGTTGAACGCTGCGGCAATATCCTCTATCATTGCATTGCCCTCGCATAGACGCGCATCATTTTTGATTGCAATTGATCGTCTTTAAGGATGATCTTAAACCACCGTACGCCACCGGGGAACCTTTGCAGCAAATCCATATCCACGGCGTATCGGTATGCTGCCGCGTATTTCTGGCCGGCTGTTTGGCCTCTCATGCCTTTGCGCATTTGCGGGCTTGCCAACCTCGCCAACGGCTGAAGACCGCCGGGGCCTTGTGCGTGCCGCTCTGCGGTGGCGTATTGGTACGCAGCATATTTTTCGGCACCTGACGTTTTACCACCAGAAACCAAATCTACTGACTCATCACCGGCCTCTATCTTTGTGGTATTACGCAAAACTCCGCCCGGCTTCTGGCCTGTTTTAGCTGTACCGGTGCCGTCTGAGATTGGGATCATAGGCTTAACGGCTACAAGTGCAACCTCTGCCGCACGGGTCAGCGCATTGACCTGCAGGGCTTTGATTTTGGCCAATGCCTGCTCTACGGTCATATCACGCCCTCTTCTTTCAGCAGGTATTGGCGTATGCCTGACATTCCAGTCAAGGGCTCGACTGCGTAGGCCGTCATGATCCCTTGATCGTCGCACACAATATGCGCGCCGCGCTGGATGGCCTCAGAAGAGCTAATCTGCCCGCTGTACTCGACGGCAGACCCTTGCCGGTTTTGCTTAACCATCGACCGGAAACGCCACGCAATGACGGACAGTTTCGCGCCGATCTTCCATGAACCGGATTCATATTTCGCGCGGTAGAATTTCATGACGCCCGCCTGTATGCCTCATCGGCTCGCTCAAGTGATTTCTCTGATGGTGGCAGGTTGGAATTGATCTCGCCCTCTGCGTCACCGTCGTCGAAAAACTGGATAGGGTAAGGCGTGATCCCGTGCCGGCAGTTGAACTTCCACAAATGTGTCGAGCGGTCTGCCCGTAACTCGTCTACGGTCTTCATCTCTGCGGCTTTGGGGAATTTCTGAGAAAGAATATCCCGCCCGGCTGCGGTGAAAAATACTACTTTGCCTTCCCATGGCCTGCAGGAATCGGTTGCACCATGAACAGTGATTTTGCCGGCATACACCCCCGCCGCGCTGGCGTCGTATTGGGTAGTAAGTACGTGCAAATCTGTTGCGCTGGTATTGGCCCTTTGGTCCAGATAGGTGTTCAATGGGTAGTGCGCGCCGTTGCGGTACCGTACAGTATCACGCGAACCATAGCGGGCCTGCAGGCCAGACCATGCCTTTTTGAGGTCTTCTGCGCCTGTGGTGCGCCTTGTGATGCTCTCAATTTTGATCTGTGTCATCTGCGTCTGCGCCACTACCGCAGCGTTGGCCGATTCTGCGGCGATGGCCTTAAACTCGCGTGCGCGCTGTATCATGTCGGCGTCTGAGCCAGCCACAAGGGTCTCGATATTACGCCCGATGGCCTGACGCAGGCTGTCAAGTAACCTGTCAGACACACCAGCATTAGCGGTCAATCTACCCTCAGCTATGTACTGACGCAGCGACCGCAGAAAGTCGTCATGTGCAGTTTGTGCGACATCTTCGAGAATATCGCCGGCAAAGAAACGGTACAGCGGCCTGCGCAATTCGTCGCCGTATTTTCGGATGGCCGCTTCGACTGTTGGCAAGTCCTTTTCTAAGGCATACCGGTAATCGTCCAAAAAGGCGTACTTGTCCTGTGCCCGTTTTACCGCGTCGAGCATCTGAAGCTTTTGATCCCGGATTGCCCAATCGGTCTTTTTCATCGGCCTGCGTAGGTCCCCCGTTTCGGCATCAGTATGTCTTTGTTCTCACGCAGCACGGTAGCCACGATGTCCTGAGCATCCGGGCACAGACCCGGTGCTGACAGAGTTTCGATGGAGACAACCCCGTCAGAATATGACCCGCCGGTGAGCGCGCTGATATTTTCGGCGCTGTCCCTCATCTGAAAGACGCGCGCAAGGTATAATGCCTGTATGATGTTGGCTTTTTTCAGAAGGGCGTCAGTTTCTAGCCACAGCGTGCCATCGCTCCACCTTTGCGCGTGATAGCGTACAATGTCGCGGCAGGCTTGGACGACACAGCGAATTTGAAAGGCTGTTGCCTCGGTGGCTTGGATGTTCACTGCGTCGTTATCCGCCACGTTCTCGGCAAGGCCGGGCGTGAACGATATTTCAACCGTCCCGCTGTCGTATTTGGTCGATAAAATCGTGTGTTCTGTGGATGTCGAATCGCTGGCAATAGTAAAGACAGAGCCCGCCGTGATGCGCTGGACATCATCGGCAAACCCGTCAACGGTGATCGACGTATCGCCGGCAAGATAGCCGGAAGCGTTATTAATCGCCCCGGTCAAATCCTGTGCCGATAATTGCGACCAATGCAGCTCGCCATTGGCTGCCGCATAAGTCGTAACTTCTGCTACCGTGCAATACGTCGATTCCATGTTACTTAATGAGCGCGATCATCCATGGCAGTTGGTCTGCCGGGATGTTGTGATCTACACGCCCTGCGTTTACAGTAACAACACGGCCATAAGACCGGGCCATTCCCTGAAACTTTTCGAGAGAAGCGTACGCTTCGCGCAGCGCCTCTCCTGATTTGTTGCGTGTATCACACTTCGCAAGAAACCCCTTTACGTCTACTTGAGGCGGCACCTCGTCAGACTTTTTCTTAGCCTTCTTAGACTCAGGGGCTTGCTTTTGCTCTACTTCATCCCCCTCAGGGGATTCTTTTTTTTCGCTCATTTTTTCTCCTTATGCTGCGGCAATCGTTACGACATTTGTGCCGATAACGTGCCATTTTTGGTTTATGGCGATTAGGTCGAGACTTGTCCCGACAAATGCGCCAAAAGTGGCCGTATCTTTCGCACCACCAGTCACGCCATCATCTATCAGGTTGGTCGCAGTGACCACGTGTGCATATGCTGACTGACCCAGAATTAAAAGGCGTGTGCCTTCCTGTGCTGCGGTCGGTGCAGCGAGGGTGTATGCCCCCGCCGAACCTTTTGTCAGCGTCGCGATGTTGAATGCCTCGGTAAAAGCAATTGCGCCATCAGCAGAGTAGGCCGTTATGTCAGGACTCTGAATTTTCATCAGGTTAGACGCAAACGAAGCTTTCTGAGCGCTGGTCAGCTCGCTTTCAATCTCGGCAAGTTGTGCATCGGTAAACGCCATATGGTTACCCGATCAATAATGCGATGTGCTCAGACTGGACAGCCTTCACACCCCAGACGGCAGAAACCTCGAAGCGTACAGCGTGGTAACCGCGGTACATGGCAAACGTAAACACGATGCCGGTCACCGGGTCTGTCACCTGCTGAACGTCAACAGAAAGATCCCCCATGCGCGGCATAGCCGGAGCGCGGGTTGCCACTACGAGAGCGTTCTTGCTGAAACCGAAGTTTGCAGTGTAGCTGTCGCCGATGGTCATTTCTGTAGTGTCCGCCACAAGGACTTGGATACCGGGATTACCGATAACGATGTCGCCTGATGCCGCTGTGAGACCAGTGTTTACAACGTATTTGTTGTTTGCATCGGTCGCAAAGGTCACAATGTCACCCGCTTTGATACCGGTAGAGTTTACGGTACCGCCGTCGAGAGTGATAGTTGTTTGACCTACTGCCTCGCCTGAACCGTTGTTGATGTCGTAACCAGTGCCAGCGCCTTTAGTGTGAGAAACCACACCAGCAGATTCACGGACACCGAAACCAACAACAGGCAACAGAATGCCGTTACGCAGGGTTTGGTCAGATCCGTTGGCGTTGACTGTCATCAGGTTGGTCAGTTTGCGCAGGTTTACACCAGCGGCAGAGTTGATCACCAGTGAGCGGTAGTTAGGGTCGTTTTTCCCGGGTGCGCCGTTCACGTCAAGAATACGCTTGATTTCGGCAGCGTCTGCAAGAGACGACGCGAAAGGTGTAGTTGTGGGCGTACCGTATGCACGTGATGCGCCTGTATAGGCAGCAGTGCAAAGGTCTGATTCCATTTCGTTAACTAGCGTGCGGATTGCCTGAGCTATGCGCTGCTCCATAACGACTTGGTACATATCGCCCAGTGAAAGTTCTTCTTCACCAGAAAAGGGGATCGGCACGGCTTTCGACTTGGAAAGCGTCATGTCGACGTAAGAAATGGTCTGACCGCCTGTCTCAGGCACCGCCATCGCTGGGGTGATTGACTCAGCAGTCGCAGCCGGAGCCACTGGGGTCCTGACTGTTTGATCTTTTGCAGCCATGGCCGCAGAAGCGTCGATAGTTGCACCGGGCAGCGCACCTACGTTCTCACGCGACACAGTATGCATCGCGCGGTACATTGTAGGGACAAGGCCGGTAAGCGTGTTTGCTATTGCCATTGAAAATCCTTAATCTAT